AAATTGATAACGCATTTTTAGATACATTATAAGTTACTGTTGAACCATTTGGAAATGTTTGTACAGTTGATGATGGTATCAATTGAAGATATGTAGTCTCATCAATTGCTACAGTTTTAATAACAGTTGTTTGTGTTGAACTATCAATGGTTGTTACCACCTTTTGATATTCGTATGCCGTTGCTTGAGTATAAGAAACCACATTTGATGCACCACCAGCAACATCTGCATACTTATCTTGTAAGTAAGTCAAAAATTGATTTGATGTCAATGGCCAATTAGACTGTGGATCTAACAGTTGTGGATTACCATACAAAACAATCCAATAACGATAAGAATCACCATAATACTTATTAGCGATAATTTCTGGTGTGTCACCTTCTTGTGTTGGGTATTCGTAAAACAATAAAGGATTTTTAGATAACTGAGGAATTAATGCAGTTCTAATTAATAAATTTCTCAATAGATGAATGTTACCAAATGGGTCTTTATTACGAATTAGAGGTAAAGAATTAAAGTATTTCATTATTCTACCACACTTTCGCCAGAACTTAAACTCTGCTCTACTGAAACAGAACTTGAATCAGAATTAAGAATAGAATTTAATTGTTGCTGCGTATTGTAATTTGCAGCAACTTGACTACCTTTAAATTGTTCTTTAGTAATCATTGTTGTCTCTTTGAATTGTAATGTCAAACGAGTTTGAACTGGATAACCATCTTTGTATGCAGAAAAACCATTAGGCGCATAATCAACAGTAACATCTTCTAACACACAATCATTAACTGTGAATAGTTTTGCTGCATTGGCATTACTAATAGAACCTGTATCGCCTTGAGTTAAGAAACCTAAACCAGAATTGTTGAGTGCGGAAGTAAGAACATTAGAAATTGTTCCTAAAATACCATTTTGGCCTAAGAATTTAAATTGTACAGAGAAGATTTGTGGTGGTGTCAAAAACTGACCAGAACCACCGCCTTGAGCACCTGCAATACCAGGTAATGAATAAAATGTTAATGTGTCACAAATATTTTGTACAGTCTTTGCTTCAGCAGAAGTTTTTGGTGTCATTAAGAATTCTAATTGGAATGTTCTTAGACCAACACCCTTATACAATAGTTGCATCTGTGGGTTGACAAACACACCTGCGCCTTGTGCAGCAAGAGAACCAATTTGACCTGTACCGCCTAATGCTGAAGATACTTTATTTGCACCATATGCAGCACCAGCAATACCATAAGGAGTAATTTTTCCACCTAATTCTTTTTTGGTTGCATCAGAATACAAATTACCAGCAAAACCAACGATGCCCAATTCTTCAGTAATACTAATGTCTGTATATGATGAATTGTAATTAACTGTTAAGTTTTCAGGCATGAACATAGAAACACTAGCCAAAGGATTACCTTTTTTCTGTGGCGCATAGTTTCCTGCTTGTGTTGCCAATCCAAGAGCAGTACCAATTGTAGTAGCAACAGAACCAAGATTCTCAAGACTGAAGTTGTCAGTTAAACTTGAAACGGCACTTGCTGAACTGGTTATTGCACTACCTAAACTGGTTGTATAGTCATATGCTTGGATAAGTACTGCATGACCCATAGAAGGGTTAGACGCCAAATCCGATGGAAATATCAAATTTTGGACTTGGTTTGTATTGGTAAATAAACTAGTTAATGGACCACCGAGTAGTGAACTAGTGCTGATACCACCAATATTAGAAGGTAATATTTGTAAACCCATGGTACTCTCTTTTATGTGAATATATATTATTTATGGCATATTCCGGACTATTTAAACCTCGTTACCCACAAAAATACATTGGTGACCCAAACAATATTGTTTATCGTTCCTCGTGGGAATGTAAAGTTATGTCTTGGTTAGACAATAATCCAGACATTTTATCATGGGCTAGTGAAGAATTGATTATACCTTATAAATCACCTGTTGATGGTAGAATGCATCGTTATTTTCCTGATTTTCTTGTTAAATCGAGAACCAGAGACGGAAAACTCAAAACTTTACTGCTTGAAGTCAAACCTAAAAAACAAACTCAGCAACCAGAACAACGTAAAAGAATCACCAAACAGTATATCAATGAAGTCACAACATGGGGCGTGAATCAGGCCAAGTGGAAAGCCGCTGAAGAATACTGCCTTGACCGTGGTTGGGAGTTTAAATTGATAACAGAGGATCACCTAGGCCTCAACTAAATATATCATGGCATCTAAACTTACACAAATTACTCAGCAAAAATCTGCTTCTGACCTCCAAGCTATGTCGAGAGAATCGCATAGATGGTTATTGACAAAGATTAATGAATTAAGAAACGTATCACAAATACCTCGTGGCATTGCGGCTGAGGATTTCAGGAAAGAAAAACTCTTTCAATTAGGTAAATTATACCATTTTTACTATGATCCAAAAGGTAAAGATGATTTGCCATATTATGATAGATTTCCTTTGGTATTGGCATTAGAGAAATATCCAGATGGCTTTCTTGGCTTAAACCTACATTATTTACCAGTAAAATACCGAGTGGCATTTCTGGACAAACTCTTGGATTACGCAGTCCTAGACGCAGATAATGATCCGAGAAGGATCAGAGTCACTTACGATATTTTGCAGGCGTCCAAGCGCTTTAAAGAGTTCAGACCATGTATCAAAAGATATTTACATAGTCACATTAAGTCAAAAATACTTACCATTCAGCCAAGAGAGTGGGAAGTGGCAGTATTCTTGCCTACCCATTTATTTAAAGGTGCCAAACCGGCAGATGTTTGGAAAGAATCGGTAGACGAAATTAAACACGGTTAAGGATTAAAATGGCAGGTACCATAAACGATTTCAGAAGTAGTTTTAAGATTGATGTTGCTAGACCATCTAGGTTTGATGTGTCTATTCCTGTTCCTCTTGCTTTGGCAGGACAAATCACTACGGCTCGTAATTTAACATTCCGTTGTGAATCTACTGCTTTGCCAGGTAGAACACTTGAAACAACTGTTAAGAAATTAGGTTCTGCACCAGTTGAATATTTTCCGTATCATTCAAACTACCAACAAGCAACAATGACTTTTATTGTTTCTGATGATATGAGTGAGAAGGTGTTCTTTGATTCGTGGATGGAATTAATTAATCCAACCACAACTTATAACTTTGAGTACAAAGCAAATTATACAACAGATATTACAATTACTCAATACAATTTAGAAAATCAGCCAACATATTCTAGTATTTTACAAGAGGCATTTCCAATTGATGTAAACCAGTTAGACATGGATTGGTCAACCGATTCATACCATAAACTAGCTGTTGTATTTGTTTATAAACAATGGCAGAATAATTCTGTTGCTGGTTTAGTAAATAACCTGAAAACTGATTTAATAACAGGAATAATTAGTTCATTCTGATTTGATATAGGAGATATAAAATGGCTTTGCCAAAAATTGATGTGCCGGTATACGAGATTGATTTACCACTTTCTAACAAACATATTCGTTTTAGACCATTCTTAGTTAAAGAACAGAAGAATCTAATGATGGCTATGGAAGCAGGCGATAAAGAGACCATTGAGAGAAATGTTCGCCAAGTACTAAACAACTGTACCGTTACAGAAGGTATCAACATTGATACATTACCTGTGATTGATGTTGAATACTATTTCTTACAGTTACGTGCTCGTTCAGTCGGTGAGATTGTAGAGAATGAATATATCTGTAACAATGAAGTTAATGGTGCCGTTTGTGGTGGTAAAATGAAAGGTACATTAAACCTTTTAGAGATTAAAGTAGATGTCGACCCAAACAAAAAAGATATTATCAACTTAGATGGTAGAATTACCATGAAGTTAAAGTATCCAGAATTTTCTTTGGTTGAGAAACTAAGCAAAAAAGAATCTGCTGTTGATATTATCTTTGAAGTTATTGCTGAGAGTGTTGAATACATTCACGATGGTGAACAATACTATTATGCACACGAAACATCAAAGGCAGAACTGTTACAGTTTATTGAATCATTAAACCAAGAACAGTTTACCAAGTTGGAAGAATTCTTCAATACTCTGCCAACAATGAATAGAAAATTAGAAATTAAATGCGGTAAATGTGGATTCGACCATTCAATCGAAATGGAAGGTCTCGAAAGTTTTTTCGGGTAATATTTTGTCATGACAATTTGAGAAATTATTATAAAACTAATTTCTCCTTGATGCAACACCATAAGTATTCTCTCACGGAACTTGAAAATATGTTACCGTGGGAACGAGATATCTATGTCGCCATGCTAGTGCAGTATATTGAAGAAGAAAATGAAAAGATTAAACAACAAAACGCTTCAATGAAAAGGTAGTAAATGGCAAGACCGGATACCGAGTATCAAATAACACCTAAAGGCGAAGAACTAGCCGGTCGCCTTGCTGAAACTCGTGGTATCAAAAACATGATGGGCAATCCAATCATGTCTGGCGTCAAATCAAATCCAAAAAGAGTTCAATCTCAATCACCAGAAACACCAAATACAAAAGAAAAAAGAATTAAAAATATTCCTAATAAGGAACCTAATTTTTCTAATGTTGCACCTGGTAATCCAAGACCATTAAAAGTAAATGATTCTTCAGCCGATATTCTCGGTAAAATGTACAACTTTATGATGAAGAAGGCGGACATAGAGAAGAAAGAATTTAAACAAGAAAGAAAATTCAAAAAAGAACAGGTTCAAGTCAAAGAAGATAGAACACAGGAACTTATTGGTTTGTTCAAGGTCAAAAAGGCCAGAAAAGTAAAAGAAGAAAAAAACAAAAAAGAGATTCCTAAAAAAGAAGGTAAAGCACCTTCAAAACGTGCACCTAAAAAGACTACTGCTGAACCTGTACCAAAACCATCTGCCCCTTCACCTACATCAAAAGCATTACCAAGAGCAATAACACCAAAGGGTGTTGCTGTGGCGGCCGCAGGTGTTGCCTTGGCAGGTGGTGCAACAGAATTAATTGCTAAAGAAGAAGGTGTTGTAACAAAAGGTTATTGGGATCCGCCAGGTCAAAAAGAAAAAGTTTCTATTGGTTATGGTCATCAAATACAAGCAGAAGAATACAAACAAGGTTTTATTCAAGTGGGTAATGACCAGATTCCAATCAAAGGTGAAAGAGGTATTGATACTGTAATGACCAAAGACCAAGCAAAGAAGTTGCTTGATACTGATTTACCAAAATATGAAAAACGAGCAAAAGAACCTTTAGGTGATGCTTGGAATAAATTAAATCAAAACCAAAAGGATGTATTAACCTCTTATGCTTACAATACTGGCAGCACTCAAAGTTTGGTGAGAGCAGGACTTAAAGATGCCATCAATAGAGGTGACATGAAAGAGGCAGCCAATATCATCCGCACAAAAGGTGTTAGAACTGCTGGTGGAAAATTCAATGCTACATTAGATAAAAGACGTAAGAGTGAAGCAGACATATTTGAATCTAATGCAAAAAGTCAAGTGGTACCGGTTGAAACAAAGCCAATGGATATACCTGAACCAGTTAAACCCGTGACAAATGGTTCTACCGGTTCAAATCCGGTATCCATTCTAAATAACCAAACCAATATTATTAATGGTGGTACGACTTTCGCTTCAAATGAAGATAGAAAAGAATATGCATCATTATTAGAAAAACAATTTTACGGTTAAAAATGGACTACCAAAAAGCACGTTCAATTAGAAAAAGTTCTCTATTGTCATTAATAGCAGAAAGAAAATTTGAAGAAGGCCAAGGCATTGGTGCTTCTATTGGTGGTGCCATCTCTGATAAATTCAAAGCAAAAGGTGTAGGATTTAAAGAAGCATTAGACCCATTAAACTTTGTAAGAAAACTTACAGGTAAAGGTGCATTTGGTGATATTGCTGTAACCGGTTTAGGTCGTTTGTTTGGTAGAAAAGACCGAGACATTGAGGCATTTGGTGGTTACGGCCGAAAAAAGATGAGAAACAAGAGGGATCCCAATTTCACAACAATTGGTCCTGGTCCTGTAAGACGATTAAGAGTAAAAGATTCAACAGCAGACATTCTTGCCAAGATGTATAACTTCATGTTGAAAAAGAGTGAAATTGATATCAGAAATGCTGAAATAGAAAAATCATTTAGACAAGAACAACTTGATGAGGATGAACGCCGTCACCAAGATTTGGTTAAAGCAATTAAAGCATTTACTTCTGGTTCAGTAACAGGAGAACCAGAGAAAAAGGAATCTTTTTTTGATAAGATTCTGAAAATGTTTGCCGATTTTAAAAATACAATAATGGATCTTATTGCACCTGTCTTAGATTTTTTGAAATCTGCTGGATTTAGTATTCTAAAAAATGCTTTGCGTGCTGGTGGTTGGTTACTTGAATTTTTAGGTGCCTCTAGTCTAGCAACTGCTGCGGCTATACTGGCGCCAGCAATTATTGCTGCCATCGGTTCTTTCAAGTTAATGGAACAATCAACTAATGCCGCAAATGAAGGCAATATTGAAAAACTAAAACAATCTGTACGAGCAGAATTATCTACCGCAGGTAATGGCCAAGTTGATGAGGATCAGGTCAACACAATGGTTGAAAGTTATCTGAAGATTCAGGCAGATAAAGGAATACCTGGTGCACAAAAAGCATATGAAGATTTTAAGAAGGATAAGAATTCAGTAGGCACAGGAGACAATTCTTTTGATGGTCTCAAAATGCAGTACCTCAAAGAAAAATATGGTGTTACTGTTGGTGTCAAGGCAACTCCACAACAAATGGAAGAAGCCAAGAAGTATGCGAAAGAAAATGCAGGTAAGCCTGCCGCTGAAATTAAACCTGTTAGTCCGTCATCTGAAACAAAACCAGCACCAACGGCTCCCGCAGCAGTTAAGTCTGAAGCTAAAACAGAAACACCGATGCCTGCTCAGGCTAAAACGGGAACACCACCTGCATTACCACCAACTCAACCTGTTGTACAAGATATACCAAGACAAGAACCAACTACCACAACTGCACAACAAAATTCTCCACAAGTTGCCGTGAATAGTTCTGTTAATAACATTGGTGGTAAACCTGCTAAACTCCAAAACACCGCATTGGCTAAACAACGTAATTCAGATTTAACTCGTTATCTAAATTCAATTGCTGTTGTAGTTTAACCAATAAAAAACCCCGCCGTAGCGGGGTAAACCATCCAAGGAAAGGAGTTTTGGTTTAATCTTCTTCAGCCAACTTACTGAAATAACTTAAATCATCATCTTCATCTAAAGAAGGTTCAACAAGTGTATCTACTGCCTTTTTAGGAGCAGTTCTAACTTGTTCCTTGATTGTTTCAACGGTTGTCTTTGGTGCAATTTCTTCACCATTCAAACCAAGAACTTTATCAAGACGCTTCTTCAACTCATCATACGATTTGAATTCAGAACCTGCACTCAGTTCACTTAATGCGAACTCAGACTTCCAGATTTTTTCCAACTCGTCATCATCATCTAATAGAGCAGATGGAGAATCAAACTCAGACTTATCATAATTCTGATAGCCTTCTACTTTACGAATCTTTAACTTGAAGTTAGCACCTTTCCACATATCAAATGGATTGATTGGCTGTTCATCTTCAAATTGAGGATTCATTGCTTCGGTAATCTTATCAAAGATTTTCTTACCAAAACGGAACAACTTCACTTTGCCTTCGTTTTCTGGATGCTTAGGATCAGCAACGATATACACATTGGCAACATAATTTAACTTACGCTTCTGTTTGCGAACAACATCTTTATTCGCTTCAATGCCAGAATTCCATAGAGCAGAGTTATGCTCACAGATAGGACATTGTTGATTCTTTGTGGTCAAGCAATTATCAATCAGCCAACCGCCAGGACCTTGAAATCCATGACTAAAGATTTTAACCCAAGGCAGACCATCTTCGCCATCTTTTTCAGATGCGGGAAGAAAACGAATAGTGGCCATGCCATTACCTGCTTTGTCTACTTCTGGTTTCCAATAGTTATCAGATTTCTCTGAACCTTCGGATGATTGGGAGAGTGCCTCAACTGCTTTGGTTAGTTTGTCGAGGTTGCCAGATTGGCGTTTGAGATTAGCGAAACTCATAGTATTACCTTCTTTCTTATTAAACGGAGTATAAACGGAATATTTTCAAAAACTTCTCATAATCAACTGCTAGTATATCATTATATTTATCCATTGTCAAACATATAAACGCAAGATTGCCAGAGTTGTTGGCCAATCTTTATGAAGAATACCGATACCACCGGCCTTTCTCCAATCTTCAATAACAGATTCGGTATCATCAATGATAATCTTATCTGGTGCTGCATATTTGTACTTGTGTTTTTTACCTGGTACAAAATTTGGAGTGAATGTAATACCGTGTGTCTGCAACCAAATCATTTTCTGTTTAGAAATGTCATCGTATCTTGCTTCATTTGCAGTAGAAGAAAGCATTTGTGTTGGCACATTTAACTTACGCAAAAATGTAACACCATCCATAGCACCTGGCATTAAATCTAATGTAGCAAATTGGTTTGTAGCAATAAACTCATTAAAGAAACTATCAAACTTCTTACTCTTTTCTGCTTCTTTTGGTTCCATACGATAGAGTTCTTTGTATCGTTTTACAAAGTCAGCAATAACTCCATCCATGTCCAAGTATATACAACTAATTTTAGGCTTGTTCATGTATCTTCTTCTTTAAAATATGTAAAAATTTATTTTTATCGTATTGTACGAATGGCCTATACTTTTCAATCTTTCTCAACCAATTAGGCCACACAATATCATCATAAATTTCTTTATTCCACATCGGAATAAATTTCATAATATCATCTAAAATAATGACTGTCTCAATTGAAATACTACCACTCATCAAATACTGTAACAACTTTGGAAACTCATTTGATTTTACCAAAAGTAAATCATCTGGTCTATCAACTTTCTCCAACAGGTACATTATATCATTTTCAAAGGTATAAGTCAAGCTTTGATACCGTTTTTGCCATTTGGTATAGTTCTCCTCGCCATCTTGGAGTAGTTCACCTATCCAGTCACCTTTACCTTCAATGAAGTTTGCCACATAAAAATACTTTAACTCATCGATACCATATTTACGAGATAGTTTATAGAATTGGTATTTGGATTTGTTATGCAAGAATGATTGCTTCGATACATTGGTTTTGCCATTGTATTTAAAGTAATCATAAGAATCGGATGTGAAGTGTAGTTTCAAAGCATTCCATAAGGCATATGCTTCAAACCCGGTATTCTCCGTCATATTGGCAGACGAGCACTTTTCTTCAACATATTGTTGTCTTGTGCTTCTAATTTAATTTTTGATTTAAGATTAGATGAGATTAAAGTGGCAGCCACTTCAATTTCTAAACCTGTCTCTTTGCAATGTTGGCATATGGCATCCATATAACCCAACTTTTCATCTTCAACAAGTTGTTCAATCAATAAACTAAACTGTTTTACTTCATCTCTAGTAGGCACTTTATTAAATCCTCAATTTCACTTTTATTCATCATTATACATTGCGAATGAGATGGTGGCAATCCCTCGCCACGATCCTTCATTTCAGTTCTCACCAACATAAAATCATCTTCACTGCCATATGGTGTTGTTTTAAATTTTAGCATAAAAGACATGGTTACCTATTTTGGTTATAACTCTGCCTTTCCAACCAGGATTCACATACACAGCATGATAATATAATGCGTTAGTTCTCGCTATTGTATCATGGACATTTGGTTCTGTCAAGGCCTTGCGGGCAACCATTTCTGATTCTTCCCATGCATATTTATTTTGAATTGCCAGATTTTTTAGGCAAGTCCAACTAAATTGGCAAGTGCCGAGTGTTTTTTGATATACCACGCCACAAATTGTGGATGGAAAATTTGGATCATTAGCACGATTCAAGGTAACTTGAGCTACTGCCAGTTTACCTTCATATGATTCTTGTGCTGCTTCATAATAAATGTTTTTGGTCAAGCAAGCCAATTCTTTATTGAAATTTTCACTTACTTGTTGTTCAACTACTAAGTCTTTTATCTCCTGTGATACTGATGGAAAAGAATAAAGTGCTACTGCGCAAATAACTCCACATAATATAGATTTTGATTTTGATGCGAACATCATATCTCCTTTTGTTTACAGTCGGTGTTCTGACCTTGGACCCAAGTACTTTTGACTTTGTGATAGGGTTTGTGAAACGATTGTTTCTGTTGCCAAGTACAATCGTTAAAAAACTCCGACAGGTGTTTAGGCTGCCAGTGCGAACTTATTATCGTTTGCGGTTAATTTTATTTGCTTCTTCGACCGAGTGTCCTCAATCCTAACGTCTTTAGCTTTGACGATTCTCCATTGTTCTAATTATTGCCATGTCGAATCCTTTCACCCCCATCAGAAGTATATTGCCATTTTCATGTTTGCTACCAGAATAATCGGTTCGTCAATATACTTTTGGTGGAGGTGGTGGCATCGAAGCCACGTCCACAACAACTTTCAAACAACTTCAACGAATGTGTATCAATAATGGTCCTAATCTATAACTAGTATAAACATCGCCACTATTAAATCTAACTTGGCCCCAATGAAAAATTCCACCACGGTACCAATGTGTTTTATATACTCTAATCTTCATGTCCGACCCACCACCTATTTTATTCGAAATAGGAAATCATTATACATCATAATTATATAAATGTCAACGGTTTTAATTAAAGATACCAAAACTATTTTAGGTAATTAAACCAACCAGTAATGATATATTTATCTTCCGACATTGCCGGAATGCCTCTATGTGTAAATGTCCAATCAGTTGGCCAAATTAAAGTCTTACCTTTCATAGGTTTAACTTTAATGTCCTGATAATAAAATTCTGTCTCGCCATCAACATTTACATCATTCAAGTATGTCATAAAAGCCAAATGTCTTGTTGAATTAGCACAACAGTTTTCGGTGTGCCATGTTTTATATCCTGCACCAGGTTTATAATACTGAATATTAATTGGTTCTACAATTCCCCAAGGAGCATAGGCATTTGAATACGAATATTCTTCGATATATTCTTTTGCAACTTCAATTAATTTTTTGGTATAACTTTTGTAAGTATCACAATTAAATTCTAAAACACAATCGACTGAATCTTTTATATTTTTATCGACTATGAACTCACTACCATTAAAATATTTTCCTTCATCTTTTACATTGTTTTGATAATAGTTTAACACCTCATCACATACAGATGAATCGATAAAAGATTGGTGAATAAATTGAATCATTTACCTTTGTAAAAATTAATTGCTTTTACCAAACCATCAATGTGGTCTTTGGTCTGTTGCTTAAACAATAAAGGTTCAGAATCTTCTACTGCCATAATAATTACTAGATTATCAATTGGTGTGCCAATCATTTCTTCATACATCAAAGCATATGCTGTTGTCTGCCAATAATAATCTTCAATATCTGCACTTGATTTAATCCGTTTAGAAGTCTTAAAATCAATTACTGATAACTCACCATCAAATTCACCAATACAGTCTACACGACCCGCCATGCCTAATTGTTTTGACCACAATGCTGCTTCTTGATAATGAATGTTATTGATACGATTTAACAATGGTTTTAATGATATAAACATTTCAAAAGCATCAGGCCTAACGCCTTCTTTTTGACTTAGGTTTGTTTCATTGTTTAAATAATATTCACATAATGTATGCACACCTGTACCACGACTGGTTGCTTTCTTGGATACACGATTGGCTTCTTCTTCACCAACACGCTTGCGCCATCTCATAATGGCTTCTTTCTTTTGGGCGCCAAGTACAGTAGTGACAGAAGGCAATCTTGTGCCATCTTCTAATGTATAATATCGTTTACCATCAGGAAATGTTTCTGATTTTAAATCAGTAAGAACTTTTGGTGTGCAGTAATTAAATTTTGGATTCATGTTTTGGCTTTGTAACAAAAGTCTGGCGTACTGCCTCAAACTTTTCATATTCTTCGGGAGTAATTACTGCTTCGTCAATCTTCTTTCGTACTTCTTTATGAAAGTTAATTAATTCGTTGATATCACCATTATAGTGAAAGTGATTTGTAATCTTTTTGGTGTC